AGCAGGTGGCCTACCTGCAGCGCATGGCGCAGGTGTTGAGGGAGTTGAAGTTGATCAAGGGGGGTTAGTGAGGTGAAGAGATGATTACAATTCTGCTGCTTGACGAGAAAGGCCAGGGATCTTGGGTATTAGCGAAAGAAGGATCCCCTTTGGAGATATGGGGAAACACGATAGGTATCGAGCATGAATTCCATTGGCATGGCGGGACATGCATGACTGTAAACACAGTTCAGTATTGGCAGGACGAAGATGGTGACCAGATCCGTCTTTATTGCGAGGAGGAGCCTGGTTTTAACGATGATGGAGCGCTCAAGACTTCGGTCAATTTCCTGGTCGATAAAAGGGGGTGGGAGATCGTAGCGGAGAAAGAGTATGAGTAGTTGCAGATATTGTGGCCAAGACGAATCTGAATGCTCATGCCCGCAGCCAGTTAAGGGTGACAACTGCATGGACAGTCGAAACTGGAGGGAAAAGCAAACCAAAAGACTCACAGTTGCAACGACAGCGATGCCTGTTGAAAGGAGAGATAAAAACGTTCTCAACCAGGTAGGGAAAAACCTCATCGGTAAGATCGTTGCGTATGTCGAAAATGGGAAGCCCATGCCAATACGTGAACAACTAGATACAATACGAAGAAGATTGTTCATGATCATGATTGATGGTAAAGACGCAAACGCATTGCAAGCAGCTAAGACTCTTTTGGTGAGCTATCAGATCGCAAAGAATGTCGGGATAGACGAGCTGTTCGAGCAAGCCGTATCCGAGGTTAAAGGAAACGGGAACGAGTGAACCCAGCCGAGCGCCAGTACCTAGAGCGAGAGGACTTCCGAGCCGCGCTCGAGAGCGTGTGCCCGAACGTCCTTGGCAACCCGTACATGGTGCACCTTCCTCACCCAAAGCAGGCGGCGTTCCTCGGGCTGCACCTGGCGTTCCCGCCTGCTGAGAATCAGACCTTCGAGGCCCTCTACGGTGGCGCTGCAGGCGGCGGAAAGTCCGATGCCCTGCTCATGGCAGCGGCGCAGTACGCGTGGAAGTACCCAGGCTTTCACGGCCTCTGCATGCGCCGCTCCTACGCCGAGCTGGCGCAACCCGGGGCCCTCATGGATCGCGCATGCCAGTGGTGGAGGCCCTGCGGAGCGCACTGGAACTCCACCGAGAAGCTAATGACTTTTCCAAACGGCGCTCGTCTCAAGTTCGGCTACCATGGCCACGACAAGGACGAGATGCAATACCAGGGAGCTGAGTACCACTATGTCGGATTCGACGAGCTCACGCACTGGGAAAACGATAGGGCCTACCTTTGGGTTGGTAGAAGTCGAATGCGTAGAGGCGACGGCTCAGGAATCCCTCTTAGATGCTTGTCAACAGCTAATCCAGGAGGTCCAGGGCACAGTTGGGTGCGACATCGGTTCGTGGGAGGTCCGCATCCGGAGAGCGGAAGATGGGAAGATCCATTGTTTCCTTTCCTTCCTGCAACCATTGACGACAACGCCTCAATCGACCGGGAGTCCTACGTAGCCAACTTGATGCACCTGCACCCAACGCGCCGGGATCAACTACTCAAGGGAGACTGGAATGCACGAGAGCAGGGAGACTACTTCAGGTCCGAGTGGTTCGGGCCGTTGCTGGATCCGGAACACGACCGGTGGCCTGCTGGAGCATGTACAAGAATTCGGTGGTGGGACCTTGCTGCATCGGAAAAAGACGACGCGTGCTACACAGCTGGAGTTCTTATGGCGCGTCATGTCCGGGGTGTCCGAGCCATCGAGCACGTTCGCCGATTTCGAGCAACTCCTGGTAAACGAGATGACCTCATCGTCCAAACAGCCAAGTCCGATGGTCATACCGTCATTGTCGGAATCGAGATCGAAGGAGGGTCTGGTGGAGAAGCACAGTTCGAGACACTCGGAAAGAGACTCAAGAGCCACGGGTTCCGATGTGTGGGAAAGCGCCCGAGAGCTATGCTCACGGATCGCGAAGGAAGGCTCATCGTTAGCAACCCGATTGCAGAACGGGGGAAGGCCGCACGGGCTGATCCTGTGGCTTCATGCCTTGAAAGAGGATATCAGCGCCGTGGAGAATGCGTGGATACAGGAGGTGAGTGGTGGGGCCTCGACATCGGAAAAGCCGTGACCGACCAGCAGGACGGCATCCGCATGTTCGCAGGCCCTTGGAATGTTCCCTACCTCGATGAGGTGGAGCTCTTCCCCACAGACGGAGTCCCATGCGACCAGGTCGACGCCACGTCAGGCGCCTGGGCGTGGCTCGAGGCGCACTCGGCTGGGACCTCGAGACCCGTGCCCATGCCAGAGCGCAAGGTCGCCATTGTCGACGGGCATGCGCTGAGAGAGGACAGGTTCAATCGGGACAAGGACAGAAGAGGACGATGGTTACCATGAATCGGAAGCCGAAGGAATTCGAGTGCGTCCATTGTGGCGAGTTGATCAGCGACCCGAACGGCCAATGCGAGGAGTGTAAGCGCGAGCTGGAAACGGGCGTCTTCAGTTGCAAACCTGCGAAGTTGCCAGGCATAGGGAACCCGAATACAGTGGTCGAACTCGAAGATATCAGATACCACGGGGACCGATTTGAATCGGCAGAATGGTAAGGATCGCCGAGGGAGGTGGTTGCCATAGGGCGGCGAGGTGGTACCATTCCGACACGACGAGTCGAGCAGATCTCTTCTCCCCTCCGAGCCGGGGCTCTCCGCAGCGGGTCCCGGCTTTTTTTGGTGCTTGACAACCGGCGGACGGTGGTACACTTAGCGGGTCGATTCATAAACCGCTATCCGGTACGGCCATGGCAGTCACCGTCCAGGACGTTCTCAACGCGCATCCGCAGAGCCGGTACACGCTCAAGGCCCTGACGGACCTCTGGGGGGGCAAGGAGTCGCTCACAGAGGCCGAGGTGCTGGACCTGCCGATCCCTCGCCTGCACAGGCTGTGGATCCTCCAGAAGGCCGCGACGATCGATCCAGCCATCTGGCGCAAGTGGGGCCAGGCGTGCTCCGAGAGAGCTATCGCCAAGCGCCAGGCCGTGGGGAAGGCCGTGGACGTGACGCTGGCTCAGGCTCTCGACGCACTGCAGAAGTTCAACGCAGGGCAGATCAACGCGGCTCAGCTCAGGGCCAAGCAGATCGCAGCAGCGGCGACAGAAAGCGCCATGTGGACGGTGATCGAGGCGCAGGGTGGTACGAGGGACGACTACCTGGACGCCGTATGCGCGACGACGGTGGCTCAGGCCGCGCACGAGAGCGTGGAGTGGGTCAAGGTCTCCGGCAAGGGATCCGATCCGGATGAGGTCGAGCAGCAGGTCAGGACGCTGAAGGCGCTTCTCACGGCAGAGGCCGCAAAGGTACCGTAGGGACATGGCAGACATCGTATCGGTATTCTCGGACGACTTCGACCGCGCTAGCCTGGGGACTGACTGGACCGCTGTGGAGACGCATGGCACCGTCGCCATCGTCGACAACAAGCTCGAGATCAACTGGCTGAACGCCGGCGACCCTGACACGGTGGCGTACTGCCAGAACACGCACGCGGCGCTGACGACTGCGCCGACCTACAGGCGGTATCGGTTCGAGGTTACGGTGGATGCGGCGTTTACACTGCCGGACACCAAGATCCTAACGCTTATTTTTATAGAGGCCGCTGATGGAACCGATTGCGCACTTGTCAGATTCCAGAATGCAGGCGGCAACTACCGTCTTTCGCTATTCGACTACGGGAACTCCCAAACGGAAAATACGGAGACAGGAACGTTTGCTTTAGGTTCTACGTATTACTTCGAGTTACGTGTTTATCCAGATGCATCGTCTGGAGGGTTCGATTTTCTGGTCTATTCTGACAGTTCATACTCGACAGAGGTTTCGGCACTCAGGCTGACATACTTTGGGGGTATATCACAATCGAGGTTGCCGGCAAAGCTCACGCTAGGAGAGTTGGCATCTGCCACACGCGACATCTCCGGTGCCATCCGCTTCGACTCGCTCTCGATCGCCGACGTCTACGAATTCCGAGACGCTTCGCTCAACTTCATCCAACTGCTTGGAGTGAACTGGTAATGGCATTCTCTCTCACGGTCAAGCGACAGCAGACCAACATCAGCTCGGCTGCAGCGTGGGCGGACATCGCGACGTCTACGGACAGCGCCAAACACATCGTCATCCTCGGGGCGCAGATCTTCAATGAGGGGTCTTCGGCTGAGACGATGTGGCTTAGGTTCGACGAGGCAAGCGCCTCGGCCCAGTGGAAGATAGTTGTGGGTGGCGTCGCCGGGGCTGGGTGCAACCTACCTGTACTCGTCGGAGACGTAGGCAAGGACATCGAGGCGATCCTCGAGAGCACCGGAGACATACAGGTCTCCGTCCAATTCGTCGAAGTCACGCCCTACGAGGCCCGCCTCCTCATGAGCCGGGGCGTCTGATGCCGTCCGAGTTCCGACAGCACAACATAGCGCAGCTCCAGTACAACCGCGATCTGGCGCGCGTCTACCGCTTCTCGCCGCAGGTGTGGGAGCCCTCTGTGTGGCTCAATCGCGAGCCGGACATCGAGAGGAAGATGCGCCGGGATGCGACGATCCGCTCGGCGCTGAACTACAGGCAGGCGCTCATCGCGGGCCGGCAGTGGAGCCTTGTGCCGAAGAACGAGGGAGACCCAAATGCGGAACTGGCTGTGTTCGTCGGGACTCAGGCCATCAACAACATAAAGAAGTTCACGGAGGCCCGCAAGCTCGCGGCGGATGCGTTCTTTACGGGCATG